AACTACTTGGTCTGGTACAGATAAGGTTATAGATGATTTTCTATTAGCATGGGCAGATCCTCTAAAGCGTTTAATTATATCTTGGCATGCTATAGATTCTTTAGCACTATCTGGTAAGAACTTCCATTGAAAACTAAATGATCTTAATTGTGTATTTTGGTATTGCATGAACTCATTAGGATTCATTACTTTTCCTTTTCTTCTTAGTAATTCATCAGCTAAAGCATCTGTTCCGATTCCAAGACCACCACCACCTACAGCTGCCCCCGCCAAACCACCACCAAGCTTACCTAGGAGACCACCAATAGCTGTACCAATTGCTCCAGAAGACTTTGCCGCTAATACTAATGCATCCTCCTCGCCCCAGCCTTTCTTAAAATCAGTACCATTATTTACAACTTGCCCTAATGCTGCTGCTAATTTTCTACTTTGCTGGTCATAATTCATACTATCGCTAATATTAACACCTGCTGGCATATATAAACATATTCTACCATTATTTTTTACAAGAGTCCGCTTGGTCTTTTTAGTAATCCCATCAGATATAGTCGCAGGCTCACGAAATTGATCAATCGTTACCCCACACTCTGACCTAATGCCTCTTCTACTCTGTACTTTCTCTTCACAACCCGCGGGTTTGTTAATTACAGATTGGGGGTGTGGATTTGCAGTCGTAGTAGTTTCATCTAATCTAAAAAATTCAAATAACATAAATGGATCAACTGCTAAGCTACCACCTTGATTAGCCCATTGGTTTGAAACGTTCTGTGATATTTCAGGACTAGAATTATAATTTATACCGTCATTATCCCCAATACCAGCTATAGGTTGTCCTAAATCTGCTGGGTATGAAAGGTATATTGTATTTGCCTTCGAAGGTTTATCCCCAGACCACGCATCAGCTACATCCTGAAAAAACGTTCCATTTGCTATTTGTGAAAAAAGTCCCATAATCGATGAATAAATAGAATTAATAATAGTTATTTATAGCTGAAATGAAAAAAACTTATAGTGGAAAATGGAAACCTAAATACCCTGGTAAGTACAATGGGGATTATACTAAAATAACATATAGATCATTATGGGAACGTAATACATTTAGATGGATTGAAAAGCAATCTTGGGTGAAGTGGTGGAACTCAGAGGAGACTATTATCCCTTATATATGTTCTACTGATAATAAGCCTCATAGGTATTTCATTGATCTTACTATACGAACAACTAAAGGCCAGACCATATTAGTTGAGATCAAACCAGCGGCCCAAACTAAGCCACCAAAGCGAAAGAATCTTAATGAGGCCTTAAGATATATGAAGAATACCTCTAAATGGAAGTATGCTAAAAGGTATTGTGATCAACGGGGATATAAATTTGAAATATGGACGGAGAAGACCTTAGAGAACTTTGGTATTAAGACCTTAATGAATAAGGCTAAAGCTAAGACGGGTAAACGGACATGGAAGTCATTTAAAAGAATTAAGAAAAAGATATAAATAACAGTATGGCAGAATCACTATTTGACAAATTAGAAGGCGAAGCATTCCGTAAGGGTCTCACAAAGAGGTCTAAGGAAGCTAGTAAATGGTTTATGCAGAAAATGAAAAATATGCAGAAAATCAATATGCATACGATGATCAAAGATCCGCGGCTAGTTAAGAAGCAGCGTCCTAGGGTGGGTGACATGTTTATGTATGCCTATGATCCAAAGAACAGAAGGACCTTACCATATTATGATAGGTTTCCCTTAACTATTATGGTGGGTAAAGCCCCTGGTGGATTTTATGGTTTAAATTTACATTACCTACCATTAAAACATAGGGCTATATTCTTAGATAGATTAACATCAATTACTAATAATAAAAAGTTTGATGAGACCACTAGAATGAAATTAAGCTATGATTTATTAAAGGCTGCTACTAAATTTAAATACTTTGCGCCCTGCTTTAAGCATTATCTTACAGAGCATGTTGATTCTAAGATAATGAAAGTAGAAGCAAGTGAGTGGGATATAGCAATATTCTTACCAACAGAGAACTTTGCAAAGGCGAAGAAAACAAAAGTCTGGAAAGACTCAAGGAGTAAATACTAATGTTACCAGCTAATATAGATGCTTTAAAATCTACCATTGGAAAAAGGGGAGGAGTAGCTAGGGCTAATAGGTTTGCTATCTATATTACCCATCCTAAAATGAAGGCTCCTATGGGGTCAGGTCTATTTAATACTGATCTTGGTGGAATAATTTCTAATATAGGTGGTTCATTGTTATCTGGTGGTTCAATTGATCCTATGGCTTTCATTAATGATCCCCGTGATATGTTTTTACTATGTGAAAGTGTTCAACTTCCAGGTAAACGTATTGCTACGATGGAATCATTTATTACCCATAAAGCTATTAAGAAACCTTATTCATACTTAGTAGATGAAGTAACATTTACCTTTATCCTTACTAATGATTATTACGCTAGAAAGTATTTTGACCAATGGCAAAATATGGTAATTAACCAAGATTCAAAGAAATTAGCATATAAGAGTGATTATGTGACTGATATAACTATACAGCAGTTGTCACCTTCAAATGATTTTTTACCGGTATATAGTATTAAATTAAAGAACGCATTTCCTATTGCTGTTAATGCTATAGAGTTATCTAATTCACAAGAAAATAGCTTATTACAATGCTCAGTCACACTATCCTTCGATGATTGGGAACAAAGATCTTTAGGAGAAGGAATTATTGACGCTGTTGGCGATTTAGGTACTATTATAAGAGGTACCGGGAGCCAATTAGCTGGATTATTTAATTAAAAACATATTATGGAGAATATATTATGAATACACTACCAACACTATCAGTACCAACATATAGACTAACTATACCGTCTATACAGAAAGAAGTAAATTACCGTCCGTATTTAGTTCGCGAAGAGAAAATTCTAATGATTGCATTAGAATCTGAAGATGCTAACTCAATGCTTGAAGCTATGGTTGATATTGTTAAAGAATGCATAACATGGGATGGAGATGTTTGGAAATTAGCAAAGTATGATATTGAGTACATATTTTTAAAATTAAGAAGTAAGAGTGTTGGAGAGACAATTGAGACCCAACGGTCTTGTATTAACGAAGAGTGTGATCATATTGCTAATTATAAAGTAATATTAGATGATGTTACTGTTAAAAATATTAATGCTAAACCTGATAATACTATTAAATTAGCAGATGATTTATCATTTGAATTAGCATTTCCAATAGTACGTGATGAAATGACTGAAATAGCTGAAGATACTAAAGAAGCAGATATATTAATTAATAGTGCCGCGGCATCATTAGTTACCATTTATCATGGTGATAATATATATGACGCGCGCGCTGTACCCCTCCATGAACGTATAGAGTTTATTGGAGGACTAAGTACTAAACAGTTTGCTGACATAATTGCATTTTTACTAGATGTACCTCATTTGTCATATGAAGGTAAGTTCAAATGTAATAAGTGTGGTACAGATAATACATTTGAATATGTAGGACTACTTGATTTTTTTACTTAGCTCTTTCGCACGATTCTCTGGAGAATTACTTTAGAATGAATTTTTCGTTGATGGGAGAGTATAATTATAGTTTAACTGAGTTGGATAACATGTTGCCGTGGGAAAGAGAGATTTATACAAATTTACTAATTAAGCAGATTAACGAGGATATAAAGGATGCCGATAGATAATAAACAAAATGGTGCTAGTGATAAGCGCAGTAAGTTAAAACAGCAAGAACAACAATCTAGGGTACAACAGAGTTTAGATGGATCTAAACATAAATTAGGTGATATTGAAGGTAAGTTCGGCGAATTAGCTAAAGTACTTGAATCCTTAAATCAAAACGTTGATGCCCTTAAGAAAGTTGAGATAGCACAGCTTGCTGGTGACGTTGTTTCTAGAGTAATGGCCACGGATACTGAAAAGAAACACTTCATGAACACTGGTAAATGGATGGTTGAATCCAATGCTCGTAATGAAGCAGGTTTGCGTGAGATATCTAAACGTATAACATTATTCCATGGCTTTATGGCAGGTGATTCTAAAGATCAAACTAAAGAGCGTTTAAGAATAGCTAGTTTAGAGCATACTGATGCTATTAAGAAGCATCGTTCAGTTGGTATGGCCCAAATGAACTTTTTGGCTAAGAACAAGATTTCTAATATTGCTGGTTTAGTAAGTGGTGAGGGATTTAGCGCAGAAGCAGCAAAGAAATTACGTAAAGAATGGGACGAATTATCTCGACATAAAGCATCAAAGTCCGATGAAAAAGCTATTAAAAGGGCCTTACGTGATAATAAAGATCCTAGAAGTGATATATTATTTAGTGATATGGGTATATCTAAAGCCTCTAGCCAAGGTAAGCGTGAAGATGCAGATGAAATAGCGCGGTTGGCTAAAGAATACCTTGATGATACAGATGGGAGACGTGCCCATACTACTGTTATTGATGATGGCACTAATGCACCAAAATTTGGTGGTGGTGGCGGTAGTGATTTAACTACCCTTACAAAATATGTGGATGATATTGACCAATTGAGTGGGGCTATTAAAGCTAATAGTGATGGTATGGTTCATACCTTACTAGATATAAAACATTCATTAGTTCCACCTGGTGGAGGTGCTACCCCTATAGCAACTACATTAGGCCTATTGAAAGTTAATTCTGATGCTATGGTTCAGATGACTATGACTATGGAAAAATTAGCACATGATGATATGAAACTAGCTGCAGAAATGGCTAGAGAAGCAAAGGGTCAAGCCTTAAGAGATAAGGAAAAGAATAGAGAGATTAAAAAATCTATAGTTGCTGGATCTACTGGAGCCGGTGCGGCCGGCGCCGGTGATAGTGAATCAAGTGGTGGCTTAGCTGGTGGCATAGTTGCTGGCATAGCTTCACTTTTTGCTGCTAAGGGTTTATTAGGTGGTCTTGGTGGTAAAGATGCTAAAAGCGTTATTAAAGAAAAAGAGTCAATTAAAAAGTCACGGGCCCAACTTAAAGCTGATCAACGAAAATTAAAAGCAGATAAAGCAAAACTTAATAAGAATACTAAATTATCTGGTGATAAACTTAATAAGGCTAATGGTAAACTTAACGCTCGTACAAACAGATTAGCTGGAAGGGCTAAAGTTCTTGCTAAAGCAGAAGCAGCTAATGTAGGTAAAGTAAAAGGCCTATTAAGAGAAATAAAAGATTGGACTAAATCAGCCCTTAGAGATAACCCAAAGGCTAAAGGTGCTATTAAATCAATTGTTAGAGGTGGTAAGGGTAAGAAGGTTATTGGCGCCCTTAAAGCAGCTTTACGCTTTGTACCTGGGGCAGGAATACTAATTGCAATATTATTAATGGCTACTGAAGCTGCAGCCTCCGCGTATTTCGAAGAAATTCTACGTGAAATGGATGCAGAAGAAAAAGCAGCAATGGCTACATCTCAAGCAAGCCATAAAGAGTCTAATCCACATGAACCTTCTTTAGATCAGACTATTACTGGTACAGTTATTGAAACAGGTGAAACCTTACGAGCAGTAATTAAGTCTAAAAATGCAGCAAATATGCCTTCAATTGATGGGCAAGCTGGTTCTAAAAATGAGAAGCCTATGACTATTCTAAACTCAGGTAATACTGATGCTAGTGTTACTAATAACAATTTCTATACTGGCCCTGCCTCTCTTAACCCATCTAGACTAAACACCGATGATTTAATAATCGGCCGATAACGATCCTAAAAAACCCGGCCGAAGCCGGGGAAACAAGGAGCGTTTTGTTTTTTCTTTAAGCTTCTGCTGCTAGTTTAGCAAAGTAACTCATGGTGTCACCATCATCATTACTTGCAGTGGCCACTGGTGCTTGAGCTGCTGGGGTTGGAGTTTCAAATGGTGAGGCAATTGTCTCATCCAAATCAACTTGTTCAGCGGAAGTAGTTACCGCTCCGCCTTCACCTAATACTCTAGTCATCTTCAAGTTAAGTTCATCATATGACTTATATGTCGAAGGATCAGTGAACTCTTTTAAAGAGTATTCAGCATTATAGATATCTTCTAACTTAGCGTCATCAGCTAATTGCTCAGCCGCACCAAATTCAGAACGATCGTAGTTTCTATAACCAGCCACTTGTGCAATCTTAATCTTGAAGTTAGCACCTTTCCACATATCAAATGGATTCATTGGCGTCT